ATACAGGATATTATATCACTTGTCGATATTCCAGTTATGCCCATCTAAGTTTGAATTGGACCGCATCATCAGATTTTGAGAAGTAAATTTTATCATTCCAGGTATCTTTATAATATGGAGTTTGTATATTATCTTTTAACCAATAATCTAAATCCGTAGCATCAATTTCATTTCGATAAGAGACATCATATTTAAAGAAATCTTTTACCGCTACATAAAAATCAACTACTCCAGTTAATGTTGCCGGATAATACTGCGTCGGCCCGACCGACCCTTTTTTACAAGTACCTGGAGTATAATTTTTAGATAATTTTTCTCGATATTGTTCTTCAATATCAAACTTAATACTTTGACTTATTACTTCCCGTTCATCATGTATCATTGACTTTTCAATCCTTCATATATTGTTAATAATAACTTTTTATCAATTTGCGGGCTTTCTACTTCATTTCTATATCGACCGTTACTCGAGCATATGTTTTTTGATTAATATATTTTTCTGGGCTTTCAAGTAAATCACTAAGTTTTAATGTTCTATATCGTGGGGCATCTTCCCAACAATGAAATGATGGTTCACCACCCATTTCCATAAGCATGTATCCACGGTCATCATCCCAAGTATCTGCAAAGTTATGAGGAAATGGATTTCCAATATAAACTACTTTGTCTTTTGCTTGACGCTTATGAAAATGTCCTGAAAATACATATTCCGGTGTAGTGAAAGCACTAGCATTTAATGTTCCATGATCAGGCATTTCAACCATAGCATTCATCATGTAACCTGGAAGTTCAAAATGACCAAAAATATACTTTGCTTTTAGGTCTTTCATTTTTTTCCATTCTTCTCCAACAAGCCAGGGGATGAATGCAACATCATCAATTACTTGCGGTTCATTTATCAATATAAGATTATCTAAATTTCGCCCAAATGCAACCGAAGTTAAATTACGTTTTTCCCGATAATATAAATCATGATTTCCTAATATAAAGTAAAATTTATCAAAAGCTTTACTTAGTCTTTCCATATTATCTAATGAATAATTCATAGTAGAGACGTGAATCGAATGACGATTTGTATGCCAGTCACCAAGAAATATACAAGTATCAGCACCAACTCGTTCTTTTTCAGAAATAATCCAAGTTATAAAATCGGCACAATCTTGATTGAATACAGTGTCATTATTTTTTGATCCCCAGTGAATATCCCCGAAGCAGATTGCTTTTTTAAATGCCATTAATATTACCCTTTATTATTGTTATTTTATTATATAATAACAGTGTTACATTAATAGTTCAATAATTTAATGGGGAGCAGTGCTCCCCATTAAGTTTTAGTTAAGCAGATTTTGCAGCAAGGATTGCTGCATTCATTTCTTCTCTACTTGCCATTTCATCGGCAATTTGTCTTGTATATGATGGTGTTGCCCCGCTCATTATCAATAGTTCATCACGCATTGATTGATTCTTTTTTTCAACATTAAGAATTCGTGTAAAAGAATTTTTAACAATTGTTGTATAATAAGCGAATGGATTGTCAGATTGTGATTCATCAAATAATAAACCACGTTGGGATAATTGTAGTAAGGCTTGGCATTTCATTTCGTCCAGATATGTATACCCTCTCCAATTTGATTTTTGTCCATATTTGTCTACAAGGCTCATATACATAACAGCAAGACCATTTGTTGTTTTTCCATGTTCACAATTAAAGTGACCATTTTCAACGCCATGTTGCCAATGTGATTTACCAACGCATTCTAACTCACCTTCAGTATTAACAATGAAATGTTGGTATGGAGGGAAATTTGTTTTATGATGTTTATCTTTAATACTCTTTACATTCTTTAATTCATTTTCAGGGATTAATGGGATATGTTCATATGTCATTACACGGAAAACTAAAGTATCAATTGGAATGGTTTCAGGATCAATTGGTTCTAATTTTATTTGAGAACTTTTTAAACCTGTGGCCTTGAGTTTTGCGACTTCTTGTTGTAATATAGTTTGAGCTTTTTTTGCTCTAACTTGTTCAATAAGGGATGCCGTAATTTGTTTTGTATCACGTACTATAATATCGTAATAGGCATATTCTTGTGAACGAAATGAACAATATGTTATTTTGCTTTTATTAATTTCTTCAAGCAAATTTTTATTATTTAAATAATAGGTTTTTGGGGTAAGCATGATTTCCTTTCTTGATTATTGTTTTTATTGAGGAATATTTATCATTATATACATTATTTCAAAAATGTCAAAATTACATTATAACTATAGTTAATATTATATATAAATACTTAGGAGAATAGAATGAATACTTCAATTATATTAGGTTTAGGTCGTGTTCAACCACCTACTGCTGGGCATAAAAGAATATTTGAACGAATTTGTACTGAAATGAAATTGGAAAATAAACAAGGGTTCTTTTTTATTATTGATGGATTAGAAAGTGGAAAGGATAAAAATAAAAATCCTCTTACTTTTGAAGAACGGTTAGAAATTTTAAAAGGGTTATATCCAGAAATTCGTTTTTTATCGGCGTGTAGTGCATTTGAAGTTAGCGATATTATTGATGTTATGGGATACAAAGCATCTAAAGTTGTAATAGGTGAAGATAGAGCCAAAAGATTTAGTAGTATTTTTGAAGGTGCAAAGATTATTAGTTTAAATAGAAATGATACAAATACAATTGAAGGGATTTCTGCAACTAAAGCAAGAAAATATGTAATTGATAATAACTATAATGGTTTTCAAAATATTTTTATTGATAAGAAAAAATCAAAAAAATATTTTGATATAATAAAGGAAAGAATAGATGGCAGTTGATAATAGTAATTCCGGTGTTGCATATCCTGGTGATCAGGCAGCAGTTGATGCTGGTAATAATGCACAAAGTTTAAGAGATCGAGACTCTACCACAAGTTCGGAGAATTCTTCTGGAACGACTGGTGATCCAAAAGGTCCAACAAGTCGTGCGTTACAAGATGCTTTAGATTATTTTAATACAACATCTTCAGATCAACAAAGTGCAAGAAGTTCAACTTCACAAACTACAACAGCAAGTAATACTACAAGAACAGGAAATTCATTATATTCATATCAAGGAGGTCAGCAAGATTCCATTGATATGCGTATAAGATTACGACCATATCCAAAAGCAAGTAGTTCAATATATGGTGATTCATCAAGTGTATTAAGTATAATTAAAGAAACAAATGGTGTTATATTTCCATATACCCCAACTATTAGTGGATTATCCCATAGCGTAAATTATACCGCAATTGATGTAACACATAGTAATCAAGAATATTATGCTTATAAAAATACTGAAACTTTAAAATTAACTATATCTGGTCAATTTACTGCTGAAAATTATCGTGAAGCACAATATATGTTTGCTGCCATTCATTTCTTAAGATCATGCACTAAAATGCATTTTGGTGATAGTGATAATAATCGTGGCCTTCCGCCTCCAGTATTATTATTAAGTGGATATGGAACAATGATGTTTAATGATTTACCAGTTATTATTACAAATGTTACATATGATTATCCTAATACAGTTGATTTAGTTCCTGTATTTTGGAATGTTGGTGGGAACACATCAGGACCAATTGCGTGGGTTCCGGTTATACAAACAATTACAGTTTCTATAACAGTTCAAAATACTCCAAAAAGAATGCGTGATTTTGATTGGTATAAGTATAGTAATGGTTCTCTATTAACCTCTAAACCAGGAGGATTTATATAATGTCTATTGTTACATATAATGCTACATCTCCATATAGTAAAACATCACAATCAAGTTGGTATTTAGGCAATTTTGTTCGCAGGCCAATAGTTCCCGATATTACTGATACATATGTTCAAATAAGTCAAAAATATCATTTGCGACCAGATTTGTTTAGTTATGATACTTATGGAACAACTAATTATTGGTGGGTTTTTATGGAACGTAACATAGATATTATTCGTGATCCTTTATATGATTTCACAAAAGGAACATATATTTGGATTCCAACCTTAAAAAGATTAGGAACAGTATAAAATGGTTGATGCTTCGCCAGTAAGTATAATGAGAGTTAAATCTACAACTACTGCTACACAGCCAGTAGAAGCCGAATATACTAAAGATGTTAATACAACTTTAAATAATTCTCAATTAGATAGTTTCGGTATAAATGTTATGAAAAGTAATTCAACAGATGCTACTATGAAACAAACAACATATAGTAATGGTTTTGAAACTACTAAAACTGGTGAAATTTCAAAAGTAGATTTTAGTAATATTACATGGTATGGAAATCCATTAAATGAATTTCATAATCCAACATATCATTTTAAAGTAGTTGCATGTAAAGAACCATG